ACTCATAGAAGATAGTCATGAAAAAGTGTGTGGTGTTGAAGAGGGTGTGGCAGTCTAGCTCATCAATGAGCCAATGCCTCTAGCACCCATCATCCTTTGAGCAATTTCTCTATCATCAGGATTAGGCAATATAGTTTCTGATAGCATGGCTTCAGGTGTCACTGAGGTTACTGGTGGCACTAAGGGTATGTCTGATTGTTGCATGTTGGCTAACATGTTATCTAGCTGAGAAGCAATAGACTCTCTCTCTTGTGGCATAACCTTCTCACTCACAGATGTAGGTGTGCTTCTATTAAAGTTATCTTTTTTTATGACCTGTGCATCTTGCCTTGAGACACCTTGTGTTGCTTCTCTTATTACATTACCTAATGCATTTAACGCACTGTTGCCCAAGCCTTCTACTTCTTCATCTAAACTATTTAAAATTTGTGAAGATAAGTCTGAGACTAAATAAGGATTGTTTGGCAACTTAGCAAATGTGTTAATCATTCTAGGTATAATAGTTGGAGCAACCTCAACAACTGCATCTGCAAATGGTCTACCTCCTTTTACTAATTGTTCTAATTTTCTTGCATCTGTTTCTGTAAGCATTTCTGCAATTTTTTCACCCATTATTTCTAACTGGCTTTCTTCTAACTGGTCAAAATCTATACCAAATGCTGTGCCAAATAATTGTTTTGGGTCTTTAATTTTTGACAGTTTAGTTTGTGCTGACAACATATTTTCTGCTAACTCTTTAAAGTTCTGTCTTTGTGCAGTTTTGCTGTTGAACTGCACACTTATCTCAGTTCCCCTTGTTATCATTTCATTGGTAAAATTATTTTTAAAGGTTTCAAATATTTTGTCACCAGCCTCACCCTCAGGAAATGTTTGCCTTAAGAGTTTGTTTCTTGTTTCATTTTTAAATATTCTTTTTGCAAGGTCTGAACCAGTAGCTCCATCTTCAAGCTGTTTAATTACAGCCTGCATAACACCAAGCCTGTAAGACTCCTTTTCTGAATTTGAAAATGACTCCATAAACACTTGTGGCATTTCAGAGCTAGGTTTAAACACAGCCAGTCCATCCATCATAGCTTCTTGCAATGCCATGTCGCCAGCAAATATTTTTCTTGCTTTTTGATACTCAGGAATAGAGTCCATAATATTTAATAAGCCTTTTCTTAATTGACCTATTTGTGCAACTTCTGTTCTTTTTAAACTTTTTTGTATTGAATGTTTTTCATTGAATAGTGTGTCATCCAATGCCATCTTGACATAATGCAAAAATCTTAGTGGCACACCATCAGCACTTTCACCCTCAAGATTGCCACCATCAAAAATTAAATCCCCTGTGTTTTTGTCTAATTTTACAGAGAAATTTCTTTTATCATTGTTTGCAAGCCTTATTGCATCCTCAACTGCATCTGACATGGCTGGTGTATCAAATAAATCATCTAATGTATATTCTATTGTACTAATTGAACCATCAGTTAAATCTCTTACCTCTGTTTCAAACTTAGCGTCCATGGCAATAACTCTAGGCTGTTTTGTACCATCATTAAATGTTTTGTTAAAAGCCTCCTTGTAGTTCTCAACACCATTTGCTTTTCTTTGTTCTATCAAAGCACCAAGCTCTTCATAAAAATCAGCATCAGAGCCAAATGCTTGTCTTAAATCAGTTTGCAATCTATCCAACCTACCCTCTGATCTATTTCGTAAAAACTTCTGCACTATAGCTTTGCCTCTGCCGGGCAGAGTATTTACTAAATCCATGGTGGCTTTAGTATTGTCTCCCATGTCAGCTAATGTGATTTGTTTATTAGTGGTTGATGTGTCACCTACATTTTGTGACATCTCTATATATGCCTCTTCAAGAGCATCTTTTACATTTTCTTTATCAGACCTTAAGGCTCGTAACACTAACTGCCTACCAACATTTCTAGCAACCTGTGGATCACCACTACCCACTAAAGCCTCAGTTAATTCTCCTATTACATTTGCAATTCCACCCACAATTAAAGTAGTGCCTGCTGATGCTAGTGCAGTAGCATAAGGCTGAAACTTTTTCACCCTGTCTTTCATCTGTCCTTCTGTTTTACCCAAACCATAGGTATAACCAAAAATTGCAGATTGTGTTGTAGGACTTCTTCCTATACCTTCCAACACTTTAACTAACACAGGTTTTTTTGGCTGTGTACCCACAGATATTGGCTTTGCTTTTTGACCTGCAATTATTCTTCTGCTAATACCCTTACCAGCAATTAAAGGCACAATAGAGCCTGCAACCTCTGTGCCTCCTGCTTTGAATGGTTTTGTTTTATACAAATCTTCTAACTTATATTCTTGCAAAGCTTCAGCAAAAGCAGGTGGTAAGCTTGAAAAGTTTTTTTGTAACTCAGCAGAAAACCCATAAGTTGCACCCTCAACAAAAGCATCTGATAAACTTGCATCATCATTTAAAATATTTAAAAGATTTTGCTCTTCAGGTGTAATAGTTTCATTTACAAGCTTTGAAGCTAAATTATTATTTATTTTTTTTATAACCTCAGGCACAGCAAAGCTTGGATAATAGCCATACTCTTCAGTTGTTGCATCTACAACCTGCTGAATACCACTGTAGTATTGATCAGGTATCTTCATCTTCATCTGTAAAGTTTAATGAGTCGAGATTAGGATTAATTTGTAATGTTTCTTCATACACATCTAGTCCACCCCTTGAATTTAATTCATACGAAGTGCCAGTAGAATAATCATGATATTTGTAAACAGCTATTTTATCGTTATCAAAAGGGTCAGGAGTGGTTTCTATTAACACAGCAGTTTCAGGTATTTTTCCTTTGTCTGCTATTTCTTGCATCACCGCTTCATTGTTAGGTATCATTTCATATTGTTCAAAGCTTTGTAGCGGACCCCTTTTAGGCACTCTATTATATTTTTTTACTGCTCTTTCATATGACCTATACTTATCTGCATAAATATCTCTCAATGCACCTGCTACCAGTGTTGGGTTAGCCAATGCATTAAGATTACCACCCAGCCTATTAATAACCCTTAAGGCATCTTGTTCAGTCATAACACCACCACCAACAACCTCTTTTCTCATAGCTCCAAGCAAACCTTGTAATTGTCCAGTTGCTAAAAATTGATCAAGCTCTGCACCAGTTAAATTTTTATTACCAGCAAAACTTTTAATATTTCTTGAAAATGCTATGCCTATAAAATTAAGACCCATGCCTCCACCCTTCTCTTCATCCAATGCACCCATTGTAGTTTGAAAGTAATTTTGTAAAAGTCTTAAACCTCTTTCCTCTTCAAAGGCTTTGTCCTCTAAACCTGAAACAAATTCATAGCTAGGTAACTTTTCAGCTATGTCAGATTTATCAGTTAAAACATGATCAGGGTAAAGTGCTTGAAATTCCTCATTGGTAAGTTCACCAAGCGGTCCTAAAAACTTTATGCCAGTATCAGTTGCATATTCTCTGTATATACCATCCTTGGTTTCATACACATATTGTCCAGTGGGTCTTGATGAGTCTCCCTGTTTGAAAGCCAAACCAAATGCAGTTAAATCTCTGTCTTGTTTTTCCTTTCTTGCTTTTTCTCTTATTTCATCTGAGAGTTGTTTAAATGATTGAAAGCCTAGACCTATGCCTCTACCAACAGAAGGAAACTTCTCACCTTGTTGTGCTAATAAACCTTTACCTAATTCAGATATTAAGTCATAGCCTGTCATTTGTCTTGGAGGAGGACTTAAACTATCTAATGTTTGTCTAATGTTTTGAAATCGCATTTGCCTTGCTAATTCATTTCTAATGGCTGGACTATTTAGAAATGATGAAATGCCACTGGTATCAGTAGTCCCCTGCTCATTCTCTGCATCACCACCATTACTAAAACCCATGAGTGTTGGTATGCCTGTTCTATTCATTGCCATTTATCTTAAAGAACCACTGGCGTCAAATGAACCTGATGTTGTTGGTGGCATTGCTGATGTTGTTGAAGCATTAGATGTTCTTCTAAAAACTGCATTGGGGTCATACATAGGCTGTGGATTAAAGAAAGAACCTAAGCCACCTAATGCTGATAAGCCAACACCTAATCCTGTTTGTAAAGGTGAGGGTGGTACACCAAAGGTAGTAGCAGTCTGACTAAAGCCTGCTGGCACACTTTGAACAAATGGCAACAATGATTGCATTTGCTGTAATGGTGCTTGCTGTTGTGCAAGTGCATTTCTTCTAGCCACATCTAATTGAGCTTGTTGCATACCCTGTGTTAAGCCACCAATACCTAATTGATTTTGTACATCAGATTGCCTTGCTTGTGCAAGCTGGGTGCCAAGATCAACCAACTGACCACCTAAGCCTATTTGTCCTCTTTGTCTTGCTTGAGCTAAAGAACCAAGTCCTGATGATAAGCCAGCCAAGGCACTTTGTTGTCTATTGAACTCATCCATGGCTCTAGCTTGTGCTTGTTGAAAGCCACCACTTCTAATCTGAGCTAAGGTTTCTGATAAACCTCTACCCAACATTCTTGCTCTATCTTCAGCACTAAGTCTTGCTCTTGAGCCAAATGCAGACTCACCACTAGCAACATCTCTTGCTCTAGCTAGGATGTCTTGCTTCTCACCAGCTTCCATCACATCTCTTGTGACTTGATCTACAACTGCTTGCTCAAATGGGTCTTGGAATTGTTGAATCATGCTTGGGTCAAACTGACCTCTGCCTACTTCTCTAAGCACATCCTCAGCCTCACCTAAGCCACCAAATAAGTTTTCTAAGCCACCTCTAAACCTTTGCCCTGCCTCTTGAATGAATGGCTCCTGCACACCCACAGACTCCCTAGCTCTATTGATTGCATCTATTTGGTCAGGTGATAATCCTGCAACTCTTTCAGGCACAACCACTGGTCTGCCCTGATCATCAAAGAAGGTTCTATCACTTGCTCTGAATACTTGTTGCAGAAAACCCGGTCTATAGCTTGAGGTACCCGGTATGCCTGCACCAAAGAATAATTCTCTTGTGGCTGGGTCTAGGGTTCTATCCTGTCTTACTACATCTGTTGCAATCGGACCGCCTGTTTGTAATCTTGCTATCCCATTCATGCTAGGTTCTCAAAATGACTCATGAGCTTATACATAATTCTTGTACCTGCCTCTCTATCACTGCCACCATTAGGACTTAATGTGACAATACCATTCTTAGAACTCATGTCATAGGCGCCTGCATTTCTAACTGCCTTAGCTGTCATGACAAACTCACCATCACTTAACATTGCAGGTATGTCATCACTTGTACCAGTACCCGGTCCATCTATCTCTCCATTCTTTCTAGGAAAGTCAGCCATGTTGATAGGTGGCTCACCACCTTCTTGCATAGCTACAGCACCACCTTGAGCAAATGCCATGATGCCACCATTTCTTGCATTTCTTGGCATACCACCTGATAAAGCAGGCATCCCTTCTGCTGTAAGACCAAACTCTACTCTTGATGGCATCTCCTCACCAGTTCTCCTAGCAATCTCAGATGCTATGTTGTATCTACCTAATGCATCCATGGTTGTAAGTGGAGTCAAAGGCACACCTTTTTGTTTCTTCTGCTCTTCATATGCTAGTTTGCCTAAAAGTCCTGCAAGACCCGCTAATGCAAACTGACCACCTGTACTCATGCCACCTTGATTGATGATGTTGCCTTTGCTGTCAACCTGTGTTTGTTGTTGCCTTCTTATTTTTGATAATTCTGTATTTAGTGCTATAGGATTTTTAAGCAAATTGTCTATATCTGTTTTACTATAACCAGCATCTTCAAGCTCTTCTCTTCTTGTTCTGCCATCATCTCCAGTTACAGCCTTGAATATATCTTCAATTCTTCCAACAGCACTTTGCCCTGAGCCTGTAGCTGGGTCATAATTTGCACCCCTTCCTAATAAACTAGGTATGCCTGAAACTGCCCTAGATGCTAAATTTCCTATAGCAGATGCACCACTACTCAAAGCTTCTCCAACAACAGGTATTTTGCTTAGACCACCAACAATGGCAGAACCAGCGCTTCCTAATGCACCACCAATAGCAGAGCCTACACCGGGCAACACCATGGGCAACACAATAGGTGCCACCTTTTTAGTAATTTTCTTTCTAGCTCTATTTAATTTAGACAATGCTTTTTTTATGAAAAATTCTTGTAAGCCTGTTTGTGGGTTGATGGATGCTATGCCACCCAATTCACCTGTGGTATCAACAATTCTTGATCTTGGGTCAACACCCATTTCCATCATGGTTTCATCAAGAGCATCTGCTATTGGTGGATTAGCTTGTAATACTTCAGGTGGCACAACAACATCACCTTCTGCAAGGTGTCCAATCGTTGTATCTTCGTTTCTACCCATCATACCCAAAATGCCTTTTGTATCTAAATCAGATATTTTCATAGAAACAGGTGTCATCATTTTTCTTGTATCACCACCTGACTCTATGTTAGACATTGTTACATCTACATCTTTAGGAGCAACCTTTTGTATTTCCATGCGAAAACCATCTATATCTATGCCAGTTCCTAGCTCTTCTATAATTTTTTGTTGTGCCTCAACTGAAGGTACTGAGTTCATAGGGTTTGTTAAAATTGTTCTTACTTCTTGCTCAAAGCCTAAATCTACCAATGGCTGAAACACACTGGTGTCAACATCACTCATTGGCATTGGTTCATCTTGCATAACACTTAAGTCAGGCAATCTGCTTTGCATCATATCATTTGATTCAAGTGGCTGTATGTCTGCTAAAAGCATTTTATTTGTAGCCATGTTGCTATCAAGAGCCTGCATAACTCTTTGTGCATCTAAGTCTGTCATGACACCTGAACCAACTGTTTGATTTCTTAAGTCACCAACTAATCTTTTTAGTGTTTCATAAACACTTGGCAAAGCCTGTGTATTTAATTCACCACCCATCATTTGTAACATTCTTAAAGCATCTGAATCTGATAAAGAACCTTTGGGCAAGCTTAACATTGCCTCCATTCTAAGTTTTGTTGATTGTCCTTTTGGAGTAGAAATAAATGCTTGAGGCTGTGTCATAAGCCTCTCTACATCTTGATCAGACATTACACCTGAACCCATGGGATTTACTTGTTGTGTGAGATTTTGTATTCGTTCTTCTAATGTTGCCATATCTAACCTATTGTAACTGTTACAGAGCCTACTGCTCCTGTGCCACTAACACCACTTAGGTATGTCCTGTGGCTATATAAGTCTCGAAACTCTACCCCATCAAATGCTTGGTGTATCTCCCTTGTTAAGTTGAAGATAATATCACCTGCAACAAAATTAAGTTCACTTATTTCGGAATCAGTGAACTGGGGTGTTCGATTTGGGTCGAACCTCCCTAAGTTTATCTCTAAAACCCTAACCAATCTATTAAAGGTTTCTGTAGAGACTTCCTCCTCTGCCAGTGGTAACCTTGTTGGCAACAGCCTTGCCATTACCTTTTACCATCAGGTTGTATGTCCATTCTAGTATATCCTAATCTCCATTGCACACCTAATCTATTAGATGCATCTGCATCATCATCACTTTGCAGTCTCAATACAGCTTGTCTGCCTCTAGCTCTTACATGCAACTGATCTGTGTTATTAGAGACATCTTTAGTAAACCTTGTAACTAAAGACTCAGCAGGCTCATTTCTTGTTTTAAGCACTATGTTGATTTGTGGTGCGCCTGTTGCTGTGTTAGTGCCTGCAAACTTAATATCAGGTATGACTCTTCTAACAAATACAAAGTCATTACCATCTTGTAAATCAAAGTCAGCACTTTCTATGAATACATCATCCATGGGTGAGCCATCATTGTCTTGCCCACTCTCTTGATTAAATAAAGTGTTAGATGCTGTAGCTAAAGGTCTATCAAACACATCTTGATCTAGCCAAGAGGTTCTTATTAATTGTCCAATAGACCAACTATCCTCTAAATAGTTGTAAATAACATATCTTGATATTTCACCTGTGCTATCTTGTGTTGATGGATAGAACCACCATACTTCATTAAATTCTTTGTTAAGCAAACCAAAGACTTTAAATTTTTGGCTCATGTCTAGGTTGTCTAATACATAACTTAACACACTACAGCTAAGTCTTTTAACTGAACCATTGTAAAAATAAAAACCATCATCACTCATCCAGTAAACACCACTAGGTGAATTTATACAGCCATTAGGACTAATTAAACCAACACCTTGATTAATTAAGTTCACAGCAAAAGTAAGGGGCGGTCCAACAAAAGTAATGTTATACAAAGCAGAGTCAGTCCAAACCAAGGTTTCTTGTCTAGCTCTTATACCACCTATTATCTCACTGCCTGCTGATAATCTAACTGAACCTGCTGTATTGGTGGTCTTTGGCTCCCATTCTGTAGCACTCTCTTGATCAGAGAAAGCTATCAACATAGGGTCAATGGCACCTGTTCTAGCTGTGCCACCTGCATTAAGTGGGTCAGCACCTAAAACAAACACATGTCTATCTGTATCTGAAACTATGACTTGTAAGCCTTTTGTGGGTGATAAATTAGCACCTGATAATGCAGTAATGTTTATACCTCTAGTGGTAACACCATTAGACTCTTGCCAAATGTAAATAGCACCACCTCTATTGTTAAATAATAAATCTTCACCAAAATTATCTGCTGACCAAAGCCTAAGTTGATTAGTGTCTGACAGACTTGTGGTTGAACCAAAGGTTCCATCACCCCAAGCACCAACACCCCAACCAGTAGATTGCACAAAATTATCTAAACCAGTATTAATTTGATAGGCACCAACAACAGATGAGCCACCATTACCTGTATCAGATGAGTTGGCTGTTACAGTCACACCACTGGTATTTTTAGCCTCTATGGTGTAAGAGTTTGCATTAACAATGGTTGCTATTTGATATTCTTGATTAAGAACATTTGAGTTTATATTGCCACCTAAAGATGATGCACCTGAAAAAGTCACAAAATCATTTTGTACTGCTCCATGGCTAGTATCAGCCACAGTGATAGTAGCATCACCATTACTTGCAGAAAATGTTACATCACCTGCTGATGTGGTAAGTCTTATGGGTGTAACATCATTTATATTATCACCCTCTTTGATATATGCTTTTAAATTAGTACCTAAGAACAGGTACTTAGTGCCTTCTAGTGCTATCCAGCCAAAGAGTTTTCTACTGGTGCCTAAAAAAGTATTGGTGGTATTTTTTGCCCAGCCACCTATCTTTTCTACAAAGCCTTTACGAAATCTGACTAAAGAGCCATCAAACCAGCCACCAGCATTGGTGTAGCTTGTACCCTCTCGATCTATTCCTGCCTTAAATTGAAACTTTGCAAAGGGCATTTCATACTAGGCAATACGAATGATAGCTGTTGAGGCGGCTGCGGCTGGAAAGACTATAGTAAAGTCTCCTGCTGTTGATGTTTTGTCTCCACCAAAATCTATAGTAGCTACTGACTTATCACTGTTAGTATCGTTATAGATCATACATCCTCTAGCTGTCACTGTAGCTGTACTAAAAGTCAAATCAGCAAAATCAGTGAACCCTGTGGTTCCTGAGCTTGTTGGTGCTACTTTAGTAAGAGCAGAACCACCTGATGTGTAATTAGTACCACTTGCTTGACCAGTTGTTGTAAATGCAGTTGTGGTAGCTCCAAGTGTTGCTGAACTTGTGTAAAGTGCAAGCTTGAAAACATTACCATTGGTTGCAAAATTATGAGTAGCAGTCAACAGTTCCTTTTTGAAACTTGTGGTTAATGTTGATGATATTGCCATTTTATTTTAACTCCTTAAAAATCTTTGCTAAATCCTCATGTCCTTGGCTTACAAGTAAGTTATGAATAGTACATCTCTCACTATTAATAGCCTGTTTCATATAATAAAGTATTGTATTGTAAATTGCTAGTTTGTATGCTTCAGCTTGTTGCCTTACATGTGGAGCGGCGTTTTCTGATATGCCACAGATTCTATTGGTTAATTGCTCTGCCCACCACTCAGGGTCATGACCCTTGTTTACTTCAGTCTTTACTGTTATTAAACCAAGACTAGATTCTCCAACATCTTCAAGCATTTACCACTCCTTTGGTTCTACAGGACTTGTTTTGTCATCATGCCTGCCTATCAACATAGGTTCCACAGCTTTTTCATTGTAAGTTAGTTCACTATTTTTCCTAACAATAAGCTCATCATTCATCACCAATGGAAGCATGGGGTCATCCAGTCTATGATAGCCATATAGCTTTTCTTGTAATGGCACACAGGTATCAAGCAATGTAGATGTTTGTGCTATACCTACTTCTATGCCTGCAAACATACATTTAGCCAACCAAAACTCAACACAAGCTCTACCTGATTCTGCAAAGTGTAGGTTGCCTCTATAGGTAAAATCAACACCATAAATTCTTATTGCACCTACTTTATTCCATAGTGCAAAAGCTAAAGCATATGCAACAGTGTTGTTTAGGTATGAGCATTGCAAGTCTTGAACTATTTGCTTAATAGGATAGAGTTTTAAATTCTTACATCTTTTATCAAGCTCACAGGTATAGATAGGCTTATCACCAGTCTTAAGCATTTTAACCATGCCATGTGTTTGACCACCAGCATCATCACTATCTAAAAATCTTGATGGTGGGTCAAGCATAAAGGTTCTATCATGATATATCACAGAGCCTACAGCATTGATACCCCACACTTCATCAAAATGATCTCCATGTGATGCGGCTAAGTTATATTCAAACCAGCTTTTGCCCAAGCCTACAATAGCTACAGTTTTACCTGCAAGCTTTTTAATTGGCTTATCTTTTGTTTCTTGGATAGTCAACTTACATTAATTCTAAGAGAGTCATATCGCATTTCATCTCTTGTGTCTCTGCCTTCACCTAGATTTTTAAGTCTAGCTAGGCTCTCTTTAAATCTAATTTCGTATTGTGCTATGTCATCAGCAGGAAGTTTAAGATATATGGCACCCTCTATGAGAGTTCCATATAATAATGTTTCCTCTGCATTTGTTGAAAGCCATGTAGTTCCTGTGTCTCCTTGAGTGGTTAAAGATTCAGGTTTAGCAAGATAATGTAATTCTGCTGTGTAGTTTTGATCAGGCTTAGGTGCTACCTCAAAAGTATTATCATCAAATAGTGCATAATACCTTGGTCTACCTGTGGTGGTAGTTGATGGAGCAAACTCTTTGATGAAAGAATTGTGCTTAAAATCTAAATAATAGTAGTTGTTAGAATCAATTACAGCCAAGCTAAATGGTGCTAAAAAATCTGTAGGTGTAGTTAGAAACCTAGAGCTAGAAGTAAACAAACCATCCACATTTTTTCTTTGATTGGGTAGCTGTACACTTTTGAGTATTCTATCTTCTGCATTTTCGATAAATGTATTTAGATTGCTAACAAAAGTTGTTTCATCAGTTTCTAAAAAATTTTGAACTGTTGATTTTAGAGTTGCTAGTGTGAGGCTCATAAGTTAAGTATAACACTAACTTGTGTTAATTGTACCACCCATACCTGAATGATTGGTGCAGTAATAGTAAAGAGTGGGCGCTCCACTTGCAACCTCAATCTGTGTATATGCACCTGATGAGCCTGCTGTTCCATTGGTTGTTACACCAGTAGTGTATTCTGTGCCTCCACCATGTGTGCCATTAGATGTTGTTGAAAACCTTAATGGATGACTTGAATTAGAA